ATAGTGAATTACCTATTAATGATTTAAAAAAACTACATAAACATATTATTGACTTTCTAGGAAAAAATGATATAGAATGGGAACCAAATCGGCTAAAATATACACGCGGATTTTATATAACTTATGAGGAGTTAGATAATGGCAAAAAACAGCATGGTACTATTCGCAAAGAAACTCAACCTAGAGTCTAAATGGAATGAAATGTTTCTTGAGAATAACGGACAAGTAACGACAGAAATGTCAGTTCTTGGAGATGAGATTAAAACAATTATTAGATCCATCTTAAAAGAACAAGAAAGCCCTAAAAACATTAAAGATTTAGAAGTTCATCTTTTTGCTGGTTAAATAGGGTTACATCTTTAAAAGCAGTTTTTATTATAGGGACTTCTTGCTTTTTTTTAAAAAAACTATATAAAAATCTTACTATGCATTAAATTAGAATGTAGACGCGTATAGTCGACTGCCTAAAGACTACATTCATTAACTAGGAGAATATATAAAATGGCAAATACAACATTTAATGGTCCGGTTAGAGCAGAAGGTGGTTTTAAACAAATCACTAAGACAGCTTCTACTGGTGCTATTACAGATAACTTTACAGTAGACTCAAGCGGAAATATTGTAACATCTGGATCACTTAACGGTATTTCAGATTTTTTCAATGCAGGAGTTAACACAGTACCTTTAGGATTAAATCCCACATGGAATCTTAACTTTGGTAAACCCGATCAAGGTACTATTGCAAATGTAGACGATCTTCTTACAAACCCTAACACAGCATTGAGATTATCAATGGCTTTAGAAAAAGTAGCAAATCAATCTGCTGTTCTTTCAGCAGCACAAACAAGTGCTATTTTTGGTGGTACAGGTGTAGTAGGAACTGATTTTGCAATTGCAGCTGGAGCTACAGAAATTGCAGTTAACCAATCAGCAGTAAGATACACAGGTAATGTTGGTTCAACATTAGCATTAACTGCATCAACTACTGATCTAGCTTCTGACACTCACAAAAGTTTAATTATTTTTACTGACAACGTAATTACTGCTTCTGCAATTTTTACTTTACAAGTACAGACAAATAATGAACTTGATGCTTCTTCTTTTGAAGCATTTGTTACAGGTGCAGGAAATAACCTAATAGAACGTGAAGCAGGAACTACAGATGGACATGCTAAGATTATCTTAACAGCATCTGGTGCAGATACGACTATCAAAGCTGGATCTTACATTTATTTTGAAGCTGCTGCTGACACAGACAGCATGGCTGTAAAAATGATGATTAGGACTACTGGTGGAACTATTGCAGTTACAACAGCTAACAACTAATAAATAATTATGTGGGGCTTCGGCCCCACAGTTTCTTAATTAAGGAGGGAAACAAATGGCAGACACAATAACAGGACCAGAAGTCCTACAAGAAAACGACAAACGAGTAACATTAAAAATAGTTGTTGAATCAGACGGAGATGGCAGCACAACAGTATTTTTTGATTCTTCAGCTAGATTAGTTAATGGAGCCGCATCACTTGGAACCTTACAAAGAATATGGTTTTCATGTTCTCCAGGAAATGGTTTTGATTCTTTTGCGCGTTTAGATTTTGAAGATTCTGACGGCGATAGACCTTTATTGGGATTAACAGGCGCAGCCTATTGGGATTTTAGAGAATTTGGTGGATTACCACCAAGCACTGATGCTAATACGAATGGTGATATTAATTTTGTTGTGGCGGCAGCCGCTGACGCTGGCAACATGTACACAGCAATAGCAGAATTTATTAAAACACCTACATAGGAGGGTAACTAATGGCCAACACAACGTCAGGCACAGTTACTTTCGACAAGACTTTCGCAGTTGATGAAATTATTGAAGAAGCTTACGAAAGAATTGGGTTACAAGCTGTATCTGGATATCAATTAAAAAGCGCTAGACGTTCTTTAAACATTATGTTTCAAGAATGGGGCAATAGAGGTTTACACTATTGGGAAGTAGATGAGGCAGATATTGATCTTGTTGAAGGTCAAGCTGAATATAATTTTTTTAGATCAACAGGAGATGGTACAAGTTCAACTACAGTTCCGGCCGATGTTTATGGAGTAGCAGATATTCTTGAAGCTACTTTACGAACGGATAGAACTGCAGTAGATCAAGCAGATTCAGGTTTAACTAAAATAGCAAGATCGGCTTATTCTGCATTAGCAAATAAAAATTCTAAGGGTACACCTTCACAATATTTTGTTCAAAGATTAATTGATAAAACTACATTTACAATTTACCCTACACCTGATTCTAGTAATGCAGCTAAAGCTATTAATTTTTTTTACGTAAAAAGAATTGAAGATGCAGACTCTACTTATACAGATGCAACAGACATACCTTTTAGATTTGTGCCTTGTATGGTTTCTGGTTTATCTTTTTATCTATCACAAAAATACAACCCACAATTAACCCAAAACATGAAACTACTTTATGAAGATGAATTAGCTAGGGCCTTATCAGAAGACGGGTCTTCTTCTAGTTCTTTCATTACACCTAAAGTATATTACCCAGGATCATAATGACATTTGCAAGAGGGAAACACGCTAAAGCTATATCAGACAGATCCGGTATGGAATTTCCATATGTTGAAATGGTAAAAGAATGGAATGGTTCTTTTGTTCATAAAACTGAATACGAAGAAAAACATCCTCAATTAGAGGTTCGCGCGCACGGGGGAGATGCTCAATCTTTGTTAAATGCAAGACCTGCTAGAGAAGAACCAGAAGGTTTAATATTATTACAACCTAATCCTTTTGAAACTGTTTCTGCTAGTTCTGCAATTATAAATGTTTTTGAAAAATCACACCATAGATCTACCGGTGATACAGTTAGATTTAGAGGAAAAAGTTATGCTACGTCTGATCCAGATGGATTTAATAATCCAAATACTTTTGATGGAATTACAGGATCTAATATTGCAAAAACTGCGGGTTATTCTATAACAGTAGGTAAAAGAGATTCAAGTGGTAACATTACAAATACAACCGATTTTTATCACTTTACTGTGGACACGGATACCGCTACAACAGGTTTAATATCAGGTGGAGGAGAATTTTGTTCTTCCGGTCCTGTAACATTGGAAGCATAATATGGCAGGATTTACTTACGCAACATTAACCACAGCAATTCAAAACTATACCGAAGTTTCTACTACTGTACTATCAAGCACTGTTACAGATCAGTTTATAGACAATTCAGAATTTAGAATTATGAGAGATATACCTATTGATGCAAATAGAGCATTTGCACAAGACAATATGGTAGCGAATCAAGAACATGTAAATGTTCCACCAGGAGCATTAGTTGTTAGAGGAATTGAAGTTGCTGATTCTACTTCAGCATTTAATAACCCTATATGGTTAGAAAAAAAAGATCTTACTTATTTAGATGAATTTAATGGTTCTCGTGCTACAGGAAGACCTAAATATTATGCTATGAAAGGTGGAGCAACGGGAACTACGAATACGACTTCAGGAGGAGCTTTTTTATCTCCTATACCAAATTCTACTTATGTATATAAAATTCATTACAATGCTAGACCAACAGGTTTAAGTGCATCCACCACAACCAATTTTATAAGTTTAAATTTTCCTAATGGTCTGTTATATGCTTGTTTAGTAGAAGCATTTGGCTATTTAAAAGGTCCCATGGATATGTTACAATACTATGAAAAAAGATATCAAGACGAGTTACAAAAATTTGCAGGAGAACAAATAGGACAAAGAAGAAGAGATGACTATACGGATGGAACCATTCGAATACCAGTCAACTCTCCAACACCTTAAGGAATTAAAATATGGCATCATCGTTTTCAACATTAGGAATAGAACTTATAGCAACAGGAGAAGCATCGGGTCTTTGGGGAGATAAAACAAATGTTAATCTTCAAATGTTTCAAGAAATTACTTCTGGTTATGTAGCTCAATCTATTGCAGGTGGAGCTGCTACAACTGCTCTAAGTATTACCAATGCAACTACTGGCGACACAGCCAGACAAATGATTATTGAATTCACAGGAACTATTTCAGGAAATAGAATAGTAACGATACCTGATTCCTTAGAGAAAATGTATCTTATAAAAAATTCAACATCCGGTGCTCACACGGTTCAATTTAAAACAGTATCTGGAACAGGTGTTACTTTTGGTGCATCAGATAAAGGAACTAAACTTGTTTTTGCTAATGGAACCAATGTTGTTGACGCAGGATTAGGTGGAG